AACATCGAAATCTGTGATATCGATAATATCATCTCTGTGAAGAGAATCTTTACGATATACAGTCTGCGGATCTGTTGTTCTGGTAAGCAGAGAAATGTTTGGAGCATCTTTCTTCTTTTTACCCTTTACATAACCTGATGCTCTGAGTTTTTTATTACGAACATCTGCCTGACGAGTACGGATTCTGGAGATTGGAGATTTGTGAACTTTATTCATTACATTTCCAACCCAACCCTGATCTCTTGTAATGAGTTCCGGTGCACCAGGTTTTGTAAGCTGATAATCTGGGAACAGTGATTCAATACTATCGATACCGTGTGACAGTTCAGTATCGTGATCGGCTTCATAAATACGAATCGCATTCTGCAGGCTACCTACGTTGCTGGTCTTAGCCATAGCAATAATGGATTCCTGATCAGAATGAGTCAGTGTGTTCTCGTTACTATGAGTTTCTTTATCAAACACATTATGTTTCATTTCTTCTCCTCCTTCGGAATTGTGTTCTATTTTTTCATCAGTTGCAAGGGCCTCGCCAAGTAAATAAGAAACGACTTTTTTCTGTTTCTCATTTAAAGTTTCGAGGATATCTCCAACCGTTTCGTCGTCAGATTTCTCGGAGTCATCTGATTTCTTTTCAGATTCTTCTTTTTTAGATTCTGCCGGTGATTCATCACCATGCCACAGACTGAACTCTTCGCCGGTATAAATGATTCCTTCATCAGCATCAGCGTGCTCAAGTCCAATCTGACTGATAGACGCTCCCGGATTAGCAGGTGCATAAACAAGACTTACTTCACGAATAACGCCATGAGATACATTTTTGGCAGTATCCTGAATAAGCCCATTTGCATGAATGGACAATGATGTGATGTCACCATGCTCAACAAGTGCTTTAGCTTTCTGAGCATTATCGCTATTGTTGAATGAGCAATATGCCATTACGCCGTCATCTGTATACTCAAGATCGGCATGACCAAGTACATTATCTGGGACATCGTGTCTATGATTCCAAATGAGCGGAACTCTTCGACCATCATCATCTTTAAATGCACCAGTCATGATGGTTCTACCATCAGTGCATTTCATGTTGGCTTTTGTTGCCCATCCAGCAAAGTCATACTTCTTCTTTGCCATTTTGATTTTCCTCCTTCGGTTGTACTTGTTCTGAACGGTCCGCTGCAGGTTCACTTAAGTTAGCATTCCTTAACTCATCAGCCTTAGGATCGTCAGACGGTTTCATTCCGATAACTTGGCGCATTTCGTTCTTCGTCATTATTTCATTTCTTGTGAATTTGTCTGCTATCTCAGCAATATCATTTACGGGAACTAACTTGAACGGATCTCTAAAGAATTGAATAGAGTGATTAAGTGACCGAGCGGTCTTTGTTAAGAACTTTCGTTTCATTTCGTCAACCATAGCCGATACAATCGGTTCAATTGAACGATTGTAGTAGTTCAGCATGGTCTTCTCGTCGGCTGTACCGTCCAGAATTGACTGGGTGATACCGAGCTGACTGAATAGTAAATTTGTAAGGTATTCGATCTGGGACATCAGGTTGTTGTCTACTGATCGGTTAAGTTGCGTAACTTTTTCGGCAGCATCAATGTAAGCGACACCGTATTTGGAGCCTGCCAATTGCATTTCAAGCTCTTTCTTGCGTTCTTTAGCTTGAGCACGCTTAAGATCAGATTTAACAGTGTATGGTAATTGAACAATCAAATCGAGCTTCCCGGAACCAGACTGCTCATCAATAGCATCCAGTAGATTCAGCTTTCGAATCAGCCGCTGCATTGTAGAGTTCGGTTCGTTCATAACTGCGAATAACGGATTTTCGATGATTGCAACTGTAGACTTTGGAACTTTAATATCCTCCTGATAACCTTTCTGAGCATTGTAAACTCTGACAAGAACATGCCTTGGGTACCATTCCAAAATCTTTCCAGTTCTCATAGATAAAATTCCATAAGAATCAGTAAGGTCTACATCATCATCTGTTTCGATGGGAACAAGAGCTACGCATCCCTCATCCATCATTGACATGACTGCATCTTGAATAAATGAACGTCCAGTCTGATCAATATTTGCTTCCAGACTTAAACAGGTGTTCAGTCCATCGTTAACTTCATCTTTGTATCGTTTTTCGTCGTCGAGTAATACGTGCCGAATATTAAGTGCTGCAACATCAAGTGCAATTCGGTTGTATACCGACGTAACAATTGATCGTTCGTTACCTCGGCTAAATCGAACTCGGTCTGGTCTAAACGAGTATCCTGGTCCAGTATTGTATTGGTACCGTGTCGGATCTCGATTAAACACATTCCAAGCTTTTTTAACTGCGTTAATTAAGCCCATTTTGTTCCTCCTTTGGGTAAAAAAAAGTCGAGAGACCTTGCACTAGGCAAGACCCCTCGGTTCTGACGTCGTTTTTTTTTATATATATTGACTTCCAAATATAACAAATACAATAAACATTACCCCGACTATTATCCACATAATAGCATCGGTTCTTGTTTCATTCTTTTTTCGTTCCCTCTCGGTAACTTCTTGCTCTTTGACTATGACGCGCTTAGTCTCTTCTTTATCATGCTGTACCTCTTTCCATGCATGACTCTTGATTCGCTGTTTTGTTACCGAGTCGCTTTCCTCTACCAGCTCTTTCGAACCACAGTATGGACATACCTTTACATTGCGAGTCTCATCGACATCCATAATTCCTCCGCAATGCTGACATTCCAGTCTTTTGGTCAGGACCGGTTTTTCTTTCTGTGGTATCTTATGTCCACACACATGACAGAACTTAGCACTACTGAATAATTCAGCTCCACATTTTTCGCATTTCATAACATTCACATCCCTCAATAAGATGTAAACATTATATCATACTTAAATTTATATTGACACCCCCATATAGACATACTACAATGTACTTGGACGTAATTAATAGTAGAAAGGGGTGACAATATGCGTCAATATATGCGAAGAACCACTGATGGTTTCATGCTTAGTATAGTTGTCGATAGTTGTGCATGGCTTATAAGTCATGGAACGATAAAAGACAACCATTTTGTTGTGACTACACATAATCATGAATTATTGTCTGTAGATTTGGAAGAATTACTCGAATTAGTCAAAAATGCGATTGCTATACCTTCTATAGCATAATTTCATTAATCCATTCTTTATTACATTTCTTATAATTATTAGCTAGCCCATTGTTTCTTAGGGCCTTTTTCTCATGCTTATATTTGCTCACTCAAATGCATCAATGTTTAATTTGTATGCAACATAGGCATCCATCATCGCTGCCACGGCATCAATCTTCTGATCATACCGTTTCTTTGACAATTTCCGGTTACCATTTGTGTCTTCTATGATAATACAATTTCCCATTGCGAACTTCATCAGCTCTTCATCGAAATAAAGTATTCGCTCTTCTGCCAGCTTCTTTAATTCACCAAGTGGTACTGATTCTGTTCGGGCTCCCTGAATTACTTTCTCTATACCAAAAGATCCATTCTCTGTCCCCCATCGTTCAACGAACTCTTTTGCATTATACGGGTCATACCCAAAACATTCGACATCATACTCATGATCGGCAATAAATGCATCCAAATCATCATATACTTCCATCATATTAAGTACAGTTCCCGGCATTACTTTCAAAGAATCTTCCTGTATGAACATGTCATATTTGACTCTCATAGCTGCTGGTAATTTTCTAAGAGTAACCTCCGAAATATAGTTTCGAGTCTTAACCCCAAACTTACCGCCACCAAGAGGAAATAAAAATGTGAAAGCACAGAAGTCATCACCCTGAGATAGATCCGCTCCCAATGAGCAAGGCATTTGCCAGTAGCTTCGCTTCTTATGGAGTAAAGTTTCTTCGTATGTGAAGAAATAAGTCTGCCCTTCCATTGGGATACCAAATCTCTTCGCAAGGATGTCATTCCGGTTGGATGGCGAGTTCTCAGCTTTTTCAACTGCCTGCTGGTAAACCTCATATGTAACTGTCTTATCAATGTTTGGATTGGCTTTAATCCACATCTCAGGTTTACCGACTTCGTCAATGCTATCTAGTTTATACCACCAGATAGATGTATGAGGGTCAATGTAATCGCCTTTTAGGATTTTCATTAAATCCATTTTGACAGTATCACCTGAGCCATTGCGGACAGTTCCTTCTGAGCTTGTTGCAATAATCAAATAGTCATCGTTCTTAGAGGCACCCTGTTCAATTGCTTCGATTGGATTCTCTCGGACATCAGCCGACAACCATTCATCGACTGTAGCTATCTTACACCTTAATCCCTGGAGTTTATCAATCGTCATTGGACGAATCTCAAGATATGAACCAGTGATAAAATTTTGAATACCTACTTTTGTAGACGCAAGCTTTTGACGGTTTGCTTTAGAGCCGGTTGTGTTCTGCAGAGAACCTTCTGTCATATATTGGAATAACGGGCCTTTAGATCGGATGATAGCAGTTTTAAAAGGAGTCATAACCTCTTCTGCCTGCTTCATCGTAAAGGCTGTTGTGATTTGATGAGTCGTTGATGGATCAACCGTAAGATAATATGCCTGAATACAGGTATCGTATAAAGATTTAGCAGCACCTCGTCCAACGATAAGATACTGCTTAGTGATAAGACGCTTCTTGATTCGCTTCTTTACATACCTACCTCCGTGCCCAGTTGGATGTGGTCGATATACAGTTCTCTCTTTGAAGTAGTACCAGCAAAATACCTGCTCTCCCCATAATTTGAAGCTATCGAGAAGATGTAAATCAGAACCATCTGTAAGTGTCAATTCGTTTTCACAAAATTTTACCCAACCCTCAACTGGCTCTGGATCATAGTACATAGCTGGATTTGCTATAAGATCATCAATTCGATGCATTTCCATCTCTATCTCTTTGCAGATAGGGATATCGCCTCGAATAACGGCCTCTCTAAACCGGCCGTAATACTTCGGGACGGCCTTGTTAGAAAGTGCCATATATTAGTTACCTCTTATTTATCTTTTTGTCCTTTCTTAGGATTCACAACTTCTTTACCTGCAATTTTATTGGTAAGCTCACCAGCCAAATACGTAGCAAGCTGACCACCAATATTCTTACCAGCCTTCTCCAGTGATGACGTTGTTACACCAGTCATGGATTTCAGAAATTTTTTACCTGCGCTAATTTTCGCTGGGTGAAGTTCACTGTATTTGCTCTTGTATTTAATCTCTAAATCCATACGATCAATTCGCTTTTTCAATTCATCATCGGTTAATTTACTGATTTCTTTCGACGTCGGTGCCTTTAAAGCTTTTTTTGCTACTGTTTTTTCTTTATGCTTTGAAAGAAAATTTGAAATCTTTGTAGAATGCTTTTTACCAGACTTAAGAAGACTACTGTCCTTATTCTGGTAACGTAGGATACCCCATTTCTGGCCTTTAACACCATGGTGGTAAAGCTCATCATCTCTAGGAATCATAAATTCAGTATCACTCATTTTGATCAGCCTCCTCCCCAGGATCGACCTGCATATTCAAACGAGATTCAAGTTCTGTGGCTGACGCTTTCATGGCTTCAACCACAAAAGAACTCGTAGGCGGATCAAAGCCCAATCTGGTTTTTATGTAAATGTACTGTTTTGCTCCTTCAAGTAACTTGGAATTACCGAGGAACTCATCCCAGGTATCAGCAGCACTTGAAACAATAAAACCATCTTTTGGGCCAACACCAAGCTGAATCAAAGTCATTATTGCTGAATTGATATGGATGAGGATGTCATTGTTATAGACTTCTTCATCCGGGTCCATATCAAGCATACTCCTTATTGTTTTAAGGATACTTGTTTCCATTATTACCTCCTTCTCCACGGGCAAGTATCATACGGAGTCCTTTCCGGAGGTACTATTAATAGTAAACTCTCGTCACCGTAATGAATTGCATTGTGGGTATTCAAAGATGTGCAAATCAAATACTTTGGATTTAATAGAAATTCACTACTATGATAAATATCATCGAGTGTTATTGGATTCATATGATGAACAATTAAAGTACCTTGAATCTCTCGATCAAGAATTCCTAAATCACATCCTGAATCTCTGATAATTACGTCATTCCTAATAGATTTCCATAAATCAGATTTGAGAAATTTGTTGTAGATATAACTATTCGAACCAAAAGTCTCATCTCCAACTACTCCACATA